GCATCTGGGCCATCAGCATTAGTTGATGCACCAATATCTTCTAACAATAAAATTCTAGTACCACTAACTTTAAGGTTTGTTGGATTAGTTCTTGTTGGATCAATAATATAGTCAATTGTACCTTTAGTAACTGCTGGTCCTTCAAATATTGAATTTGTAGGAATAGTATCAACATCCCAGTTTACAATTATTTGAGTTTCGTCTAGAGAGTTTAATGCAAATGTACCAATAACATTTCCAACATCTAACCTATTCAAATAAATTTTGCTTAGTCCTGCTATATACTCTCCAAGCTCTGATTCTAAAACTGTACGCCAATTAATTTCGCCAGCAACTCCATTTTTACCTAATACAACTATATTGTTAGTTACAATAATATCATAGCCTGCCGCAGTAACAACTTCTAATGAAGTAGCACCTTGTCTAGAAGTAACACTTGATTTAGACTTATCAGCTAGTTGCGGATCATCTGTAGATACATTAGCCAGTGAAGGATCTTCTGCTTTAACATCTTGTGAAGGACTATCATCATATGCTTTAAGTTCAGGAATACTTTGACCTAAATCAATAGTTCCTTTAGTTTCATCGAAAATGCTCATAACAACGCTTGTTATAACACCTAATTTTTTAACTTTAGCTGGAGGTGATAACCAAATTGGAGTAGTAAACCCTAACTGTCCTACATCAATTTCAGATTCTGTACCTATAGGAATACTTCTAGTAGAAAATTGAATGTTATCTAAATTTACTACACTTAAACTTGTCCAATCAACATAGTTATCAGTTGTTTGTATTTCTAAACTAGGATTAAACAATGTTAATATCTGTTCTATTATTTGTAATTTTTGCTCTGTATTAGTTGACCAAATATCACAATTAATACCTAGCGTAAATGGTGTTGGTGCTAGTCTTTCTACAGTATAATTTTGTCCTTGTGTATTTAAATATTCTTTACCTGTACTATCGTAAGCTCTTTCACGCAAATGTATTTTACCTACAAAAGAAGCATCAAATGTTCTTTGTCTATCCATTTCTAATGTGGTTATATAAATGCTTATTCTTGGAGCACTAGGTATTTTGTTTTCACTATTATCACGTATAATATGACCAACTTGACGTGTGATATCGCCGTACATCACAGGTATTTGTGTTAAGTTACCTTTACCGTCTTTATAAGAGAAGTTACTAAACAACCTTGTAAGTTGCGTAATATAACGTCTTATCTGAGCATCGTAAAAATGTTGCATTAATTATCTGCCTTTGGTTTCAATGCTTTGGATAGAGGTTGTCTTTCTTTAACATTTGTTTGAGTTCCAATTGTAGCTGTTTTAGTATTATTTACAAATCCAGTTTTATGTGTATTTCTTGTATCTGTATTAGTCATTGTCATACGTACTGCATCTTCCATCTTAACCCACCTTTTCGAATCATATCTAAATAATCTATTAGGTAAAAAGTCTGTTCGTAAAAAATAATCGCCTTTAATACTACTTGTTGGAAAACTAATACCATGTCCAAATGCTTCACCGTTAGGAGCAATTCCATCTCCAAGTAAGTAACCATCATAGCCACTTCTTTCTGGAGTTTGATTAACTCTGTCAGCTAATAGTCCGGCTTGACTTGCATCTAATGTATTAATATCAGTAGTAACAAGTTCTGGTTTACCTTTGTCATCTACTTGTAATGTATATAAATGTTGTGTGTCATATCCTGACTTAGGTGCATCAGCTTCTGCTTGTTGAACAACAGCATTATTAATTTGCATTTCTTGTTCATATGTAGAAAGTACATCTCTAAGTGTTTGAGATGATCCTTCTTCAGCAGGTAAATCTAATATCTCTTTAAACTCTTGGCTATCAACAATCTGTTTTAATTTAACTCTATATAAATGTGGAAACCAAGTTTGACTAAAGCCTTCTGCGGCTCTATTTACATCTTCTACTACATAAAACCGTTTAAGTGCTACACTATAATCATTAAGTGCATGTGGATCTTTTAAGTGTGGAAATTCTATTACATCACCTGACATAATTTTTCTACCTAATGTCTGCACACTATCATTAATATGTATAGTCATCATTAAGGTATCGTTTTGTAAGAATAATCCAAATTGACTCATATCAAAGTCAACATCTTGTACGTTATAAATTCCTCGAATTTCATAGATACTAGGATCATACTTTCTATCCCTATTTTCAAGGAATAGCATATCCTGAATATTTGTTTCTTTTACAGCATCATACCGTGGTTTATCAGCCGTGGCATCAGCTTCGTCAGGATTTTGTGGTCCTAAATATTTGTGTATAAAAACGTCAGTACCGCCAACAGTGAACATCTCACTAATGTGCCTATCAAGAAATTGATAATCAGCACCGCGTTCAGGTTTATATATAGATAACTTAGGCATCGTAATAGTATTTATTCGATGGCGGTTCCCGATAAATACTAATGGAGACTAACAAATATGGCTGATTTAACAACACAAAAACAAGAAGTATTTGATTATGTAAACCTATCATTAGGTGGGGGCATGGTCGATGTTGAACTTGATCCTACACATTACGAAGAAGCTCTTAAAAAAGCCTTTGCTAAATTTAGACAACGCTCTGATAATTCAGTTGAAGAATCGTATATGTTTATGCCAACTATTGTTGATCAGAATACCTACATATTACCACAAGAAGTTGTTGAAGTTAGAAAGTTATTCAGACGTTCAATAGGATCACGTACTGGTGGCGGTGATGGTGGTACATTATTTGAACCATTTAATATGGCTTATACTAACACTTATCTTTTAGCAAGTACAAATATGGGCGGATTAGCAACATATGAGTTATTCTCACAATATCAAGAACTTGTTGGAAGAATGTTTGGTAGTTTTATAGAATTTAAATGGAATACTACGACTAAAGAATTAACACTTCTACAGAGGCCCCGTGCTGAAGAAGACTTACTATTATACTGTTATAACTATCGCCCAGATAGCCAATTATTAACAGATTATCTAGCTGTACAATGGCTTAAAGATTATACACTTGCAACGTGTAAATATATGCTTGGTGAAGCTAGGAGCAAATTTGCCACAGTAGCTGGTCCACAAGGTGGTACATCACTTAATGGTGATGCTTTAAAACAAGAAGCCTTAGGCGAAATGGAAAAACTTGACGAAGAACTCAAAACTCAAGTTGCAGGCGGCCAAGGTTATGGCTTCTCAATTGGTTAAAAAACACTTGACAAACAGATAAATTTCTTATATAATAATACTTTATATATGAGGAATATTCAAATGGTAATTGGAATTTGTGGACTTATTAGTTCCGGCAAAGATACAATAGCAGATTATTTAATTAAAAATCACACCTTTCATAAAATCTCATTTGCAGATAAGCTAAAAGATAGTGTATCAGCAATGTTTAGTTGGAACCGTGAATTACTTGATGGTAAAACTAATGAAAGTCGTGAATGGCGTGAAAAAGTAGATACATACTGGACTAGCGAAACAGGTCGTACAATTACACCAAGACTAGTATTACAAGAATTTGGTACAGAATGTATGCGTAACGGATTTTATGATGGTATATGGGTTAGTTTAACTAAAAAGAAAATTATAGAAAATCCGCACATGAATTTTGTCTTACCTGATACACGTTTTCCAAATGAAGCAAAAATGCTATATGAAATTGGTGGTGAAGTTTGGCGTGTAAAACGTGGTAATGATCCAGCTTGGTTTAGTGAATATCAAGAACTAGGTGTAGAACCTACTGATGTACACCCTAGTGAATGGGCATGGGCACAAACTAAATTTAAACATATTATTAATAATGATGGTACTATTACTGAACTTAAAGATCAGGTACGAGATCTCCTTGCTTCCAAGTAACACCTTCTTTATATAAAATCTTACTACAATTTGCACAAACAGTTTTTAAATTTGACGTACGAACATTGTTAAGGTTTCCATCTACATAGTAAACATGAAATTGTTCTTTATGCTTACTTTTAAATCCACACTTATCGCAAACACTTTTCTGT